CATTTTTGAATTATTTATACCATTTTTGTAAATTGAAGACGCTGTAACTGATTGACCAGTTTTGTTAATTTTTGCTGAACCATTAAATTGGTAATATCCAGCCGTTGCTGGTGTAAAACGATAATTAGTTGTTGAATCAAAAGCGTTAGCCGTGTCAAAAACCTCAGCGTTAAGTTGTACTTTTGTCCAAGTTGCTTGGCTAAAAGATTGATTGGATGTTGCTCTGTATGCCGAAAAGGCTGGTCCAGATGGTGCTGCTGCTGGTGTAGCCCAAGCGGGCGCACCAGCCGTTACTGTGAGGATTTGTCCAGCGCTGCCAATTCCTAAACGGTCAAATGTTCCTGATCCTGTGCCTTTAATTAAATCACCAGCTGTTGTTATAGCTGTTGCCATTGAGTTGGTAACTGTGACTGTGCCTGATGTTCCACCACCTGAAATGCCGGTACCGGCTGTAACGCCCGTGATGTCACCTTGATCATTAGCAATCCACACAAAATCCATGTCGGTGTTTGAATTTTTTGCAAGAATTTGGCCTGATGTTCCACCTAATAAATCGGCCATTGATGTTGCAACAGCTTGCCCAAAGACTTCAAAGTCAGCGGGCAAATCCGTGACCAAATCTGTGCTTTGGGGCATTTGCCACGAAAATGGGGTAGTTGGATTTGACAATTGATATTCTCCTTACGCTACGACTAACGCGGTTGCCCAGTTTAGGCTTCCGCTAATTGAATTCCATGTTTCTGCTGCTGATACATCTTCCCATTGCATGGCTTGCAAGCTAAATGACAGCGGAGAAAGTATTGCGGTTACTGATACCGAATTGTAGGAGGCACGCCATGACCAGCCTTCGACAAATCCAAGATATGTGCCGGAGGCCATATTGAGTGGCAAATCCGTAACACGCAATGGCAAGCCCATGAAAATGTTAATCAAGGCATCGCGGTCAGCATCATCAATTTCTGAGTTTGTCAGCTCAAAAGTGATTTGGTTGAAATTGGCTTGAGGATATGATCTAAGAGTCAGATAAAACGCTGCTTGATTCTCAGCATCGGCCTGATGCTTGATGGTCGTGGTGATGATTTGAGCTAATCGGCCATATAAGCCAACCGAGGTTGCATCGGTATCTGTGACCTCGGAGCTTGAATTTGTGCCATATTTGATAACAATTTCATTTCGAATGTCACCAGCTCTAGTCTGCACAAAGAGTGAATTGGCAATTGCCTGAGCTGCCGATACATCGGTGTAGCCATTGGTGGCCAGATAAATTGAGCGATGGTCTGCCGAGGCATATGAGATTTGGCCTTGAGCGTTTTCGTAGATATAGCCCAAACCCGATGTTGCCAGAGCTGAAACCAATGAATAAACATCAATTGTTGAGGATGAGCGTTGTGCCAATTCATAACTTCCGGGTGTGTCAATTTCCCCCAATCCGGTGTTTTGTGCATTTTGCCATTGCTCTGTTGGATTATAAGCTGCCCATGTCAAAGCTGCTGGCACTTCATTCCATGAGTTAATGAGCAAATCGGTGAGAATGGTGAGAATCTGATCCCCATCAAAATCCTGTGTGAGTACGCCATCTGTTAAGGCTTTTGGCAATCTAGCCAAAGCTCCCACAGCTGTGATTCTGACCGATTGGTTAATGCCGACCACACCCGATGCAGCTATGCCGATGCCTAAATCAACGATTGTGCCGCCAAAGATTGGCACAAATGTAGCTGTGGAATCTTGCAATTCAATAGTTACCGAATCATTGATTTCAATGTCAATGTTGGATTGATCTAAATTGATTAGTTCAAGGCTGACATATCCGGCATTGGCTTGTTCATAAATGTTGGTGCGACCAGATGTAGTTGAAAGGTTAGCCAACACATAATTTGTGTATTGAATGCCGCCAATTTTAATGCGCCAAATTGGATTAAAAATTGTCATAAATAAACCAAATTGGATGCGCCGTTGGTGCCTCTGAAAGTCGAATTGTTTAGAGCATTTGTAGCTGCTCGGCTGAAACCTTCTTCATCAATGACCGATGGTGCATTCACATTGATTATGACATCCCCGCGCTCTCTAGCTCGAATAGCCATTGTGCGAGCATTAATATCGCTCATGCTTGCAGTAGCTGCCGCGGCAGCTGCAATCAATTTTGCCGTGTTTTGTGAATCTGTTGTGCCAGCTCCAGCTACGCCTTCCGTGCCACCTTTGTCACCTTTTATTTCAGGTATTACTGGAATTTTAATTTTTGGTATTACTGCACCGCCGCCACCGCCACCGCCACCGCCACCGCCACCGCCACCGCCACCGCCACCGCTAATTGCTCCAGGTGTGCCAGTAGTTGCAAAAGTGTCGGCACCGCTAACATCGCCTGATTTTGCTAAGGCATTTGCACCAGCTAAAACAGCAGCAGCAAGAGCAACCGCTCCAACACCAAGCAATGGATTGAGCGCAAATGCCGTTGCAACACCAGCAACAATTGCTGATGCTTTTAGCAAATTATATGCTTTAATCAAAGTATTGATTAAGGCAATGGTAGCTACAACAGCTGCACTAATTTTAGAAACAACAAAAAGTGTTCCAATTACAGCAGCAACCGCAATCAATTCATCCTTTAATTCAATGACTGTGCCAATAATGCCTCTTATTTTTTTGCCCCATTCAATAGCTGTAATCTGTGACTCAGTTAAGCCATCTTTAAGTCCATCTTGGCCAGTCAGACCATCCACAAAGCTTTGAACAACAGGCACAACATCGCTAAGAATAAACGCGGTCAATTCTTGAATTACCGGAAGCAAGGCCGCGCCAATTTGTTCTTGCACCTCATCGGTAGCAATCTTTATGCGAGCGAAAGCCTTTTCCGCGCTTTGCGCTTCATTATCAGCAAAGCCGCCAAAAGTGTCTGTCAAAGTGTTAAAAACTAAATTAAAATCTTTAGACTTCAAAATGGATTGATCTATGCCCAATCCTAAACGACCTAAGGAGGCCAGATTGCCGTCATAAGCTTTACCTAAGGCATTGGCCACAGCTTCCAAAGGTTTGCCGGTAGCTGATGAAATATCCAAAGCCAAATTCAATAATTTTTGAGCTTCTTGCACATCTTTTGTTGATCTAGTCAATCGGGCAAATGCTGGTCGCAATTCATCATCTGTAACACCAATTGCAATTGATGTTTTTGAAATGTATTTCTCAACGCCTTTGATTTGTTCGGCTGTTGCAGTAGTTGTGTTTTCAATTGTTAATGCTAAAAGCCGTTGAGCCTTTTCATCAGCGGCAGCATTTTTGATTGATTCAACAGCAAACGCGCCGATGGCAGCTCCGGCGGCTGCAAATGCCAAAGCGGCCTTTTTGCCAAATGCCGTAAATTGATCGCCAATTGATTCTGTATCTTTACCGGCCGTTTTGATGCCTTTTGTAAATTCAGCAACATCGGCCAATAAAGAGAGCTTGAGCGTTCTTGATCCTTGAGCGGCCATTTACCACACCTTTACAATCTGTGAAAACGCTTCTGCCCATTGGCTAATAATTTGAGGCTGTTCTGCCTTGAGCGTTGGATAAATAAACCAGCCTTTTGAGCCGCGACCTTCACGGCCAGACCAGATTGGGAATTGCTTATATTTGTTTGATCCAAATTCGTAGCCACCCCAAAGCTGCTGAGTTGTGCCACCGCCTGAAAATTTTTGTGAGGCAAAACCAAATGACATTTCGCCAACCTTAGATGATTTGCTAACCCGTGAGCCTTCGGCAATGCGGCGTGAAGCTGTGTCTCGGCCTTGAGATTTGGAGATGATTTTGCCTTGAAGATAGGTAGCAAGGCCATTGGACACACTTTTGGCTTTTGTGACAGCTTCATCATCCATGCCTTTGAAAGCATAAATGATTGATCGTAGTTCAGCTTTGTCAAAAGCAACTGCATCCTCAGCCATTTCGCTTCTCCATAATCTCAATTGCCGTTAGTAAATCCTCAGCTGTTTTAAATTCGCTGACAGGTTGGCCACTTGCTATGGCTACCTCCCAAAGAATCCTATTTATGCTTCCGGACTTATAGCTTTTGGGTTTGCATCACCAACAATTATGTCAGCAACAGTCTCACACCAAATCTCAAATGGCTTGGCTGGCTTGCCGGCCATTTCTCTTTTCATTGCGTGGTATGCAAGAAACAACAGATCAGACACGCCCATTTTGTCTTGAGCTTGTCCAATCGTGTTGCCAGTCTTGTTTTCCCATTTTGCCCATTCTGCTGGATGTGCAATGTATGTCTCAGCATTGCCGTCCGTGTATTCGATAGTGATTGGTAGTTTCATGCTCCCGTATCCTTTTCTATTAGGTGATTGTCAAAATTGGTGTTGTCACGCATGTAAATGCAAGTGAAACAGTCTGTGCATCTGGTGCTGTGCCTCCGGCAGATGGCAAAATTGGCTGGACATCAAACGCAAATGATGCGCCTGAATCCGCTCCAAATATGACTGAAAGGCCAGTATTTGGTGCATTTGTTGCCGCTGTCCATAAAGCTTCGCAAAGTGAATTTGCTGCGCCCCAATCGGCCAACATTTCAACAGCAAATGAGCCTTGAGTGTCGGTTGTAAAGTACGCCTTGCCATCGAGTGTCTGATATGTGTTGATTGTTGAATCAACAGTCAATGTCGCTGATGTGGCTTGAGCATCATAATTTGCAGCAGCAATGCTGAAAGTGATGTCTCTGCCGGTGATGATTGTTGTTGGCATGATTTCTCCTTAATTGGTGTAGTAGGTGCTGACTTGTAAATCGGCTGTGAGGTATTTGCCCGCGCCAACTTCCAATGGTTGTGGTTGATTCACATTGCCGACAACATAGCCGTTGGGCATTGTGCTGATGATGCTAATCATCAATTTCTCTAAATTGTCCAAAGCTGCTGCGTTGTTCATATATGCAACAACACCGGTGACAGTCAAATTGACTTTGACTTTTGTAGTTGATCCATTTATCAAAACGCTTTCAAGGTAAGGTGCATCCGGAATTAAACAGATGCTTGGTGATGTCATTGCCTCTGGAATGCCGTTATAGACATTGGCTGCAATGGTTGAAAGTGCGGTCTGCAATGGTGTGCGGATGGCTGATTCAATGGTCATTGGCACATTGCCTCGACATCCAAGAATGGGCCTAAAAGGCCAACGACTCTATTGGTCAAGCTCCGACCGAGCACAAATGGTGATGGCTGAAAATTGTCTGCCATGATTTGATTGCCGGGAGCTGTAATGCTTTGGAATATCTCAACCGAAACGACCAAAATTGCGTTTTCAATTGGCGGTGTGCTGGCGTACAGCTGTGCAGCTGATGATCCGCTCAATGTAGCTAATGCGCTTGGGATAAATGGCAATGGATAAGTCCGGTCGGCTGCTGCTGTTGCAGCTGTAAATGTAAATGGCTCAATCCGATCATCGGTGACTGTGTAAGTGCCATTGTAGGTTCCGGCCCCGGTAACAATGACAGATTGCCCCGGCACGAAATAATTTGGCCGGATAGTTGTGAAATAAATGACGGCATTATCCACATTGGCAAATGTCACCGATGATTGGTATTGCGTAAGTAAAGGCAAAATCGTTTGCTCGGCTGAATCAATAAATGAATCAAGCTGTGCGTCAGAATATAAAGAAACCGAGACACCAAGAATTGACCTCAGCTGTGCGGCTGTGACTATTGCTGGCATCTCGGTTCCTTTCGTGTCAGTAGCGTTCGGGAGCGACCGCTACCGATAGTGATTTGTTAGTCGGCTCAGGTCTGGTTCCAGCATGCGCCAAATGGAATCTTTGGAGCAATTGCTGCATAGCCGTAGTAAAGAATGTCAATGGTTCCATCGCTCTGGATTGCTGTGCGCAATGTAAAGCGTGGTGACTCATACCATGTCCAAGCATCTGGATTAACAACGACCATTGAGAAATCTCCGGTTGATGTTGTTGGGCCAGCGTTGCCAATGGATCGTGAAACAAAGAGGTTCAGACCCGGTGAAACTACACCGCGCAATGAATCGCCTCTCACATTTCCGGCTGCATTTGATGGTTGCGCTGCGTTGTATAGCGGTGCGCCATTGTCGTTGTAGCCCATGATGTTTGTCCATTGTCCAGGAGAAACAACGATGTTGCGAGCAAAGCCAAGTGATGATGAATAAACAGCACCAGCAGCTTGAGATGTGTAAGCCAAGAAACCTGTTGATGAGTTTGCATTCACACCAGTTTGCTGACCTGCACCAGCAATTGTGCCAACGGCAAATTCATCAGTTACTTTAGCGTAGGCAAATTCAAGATTTTGAAGGAGCGCGGTGAGGTACTCAGGCCGTGATCTATCAATGAGCTCGACAGTAGATATGGCTCTACCTTTAAAGCTTTGAACAGGTACGCTCAAAAATGTTGCTGAAAGTGATGATTCTGTAACAGGTGCATTTTCTGCAACATTTGCCACAGTAGGCACAGCAGTAACGCGAGGAATTTCAAATGTCATTCCTTCGCCCACTAATGTCTCTCTGGATAGCGCATCAATCATTCCGCGATCAGCGTTAGCCAATGCATTAACAACCTGTGTGCTTTGTGGTGTTGGCACCATTCCGGGTGCTGTTCCTGTTGTGTTATCTGCTGCCTTTACATATTGGCGTGAATCTTCATCATGAAGAATTGTTGCCTTTAGATAGTGCTCAAGGTATGAAACCTTTGACACAATTGGTGATCGTGGTGCTGTGTAATAAGCAGGTCGTGATGCCTGCACAGCCTCAGCTGGAGCCTCTACCGGTTCAGCGGCAGGAGCGGTGTTTTCGGTAGTGTTATCCACTTTGTCTCCTTCATTTGGGTTTGTTGTCTCTGTAACTGTTTCAGTTTCAGAATCTTCTGATGCTGCTACCTCTGAAACGCGTGCAGATCGCACGGCTGGTTCGGTAACAAGTGCCACGCCTTTGAGCTGGCCATTCAAAACTTTCATGGTTCCATCCTTTTGCATTTCATAATTATCAACGGCGAGTTCAATGCTAAAACCATCTCGCAATCCATCCATGGCCTCAACCAATGCATCCGTGCCAGCTGTTGTGTTGGCAATTTTAAAAGTAGCTGTCATTTCTTTATCATTGACACTCATTGCAATGCTCTTGCCAATTCTGCGTGTGTTGTCATGCTCAAGGTTTAAAAAAACATCTTGAGGCATAATTGATCCACGAGCAAAAGTAACTTTGCCTGTGCTTGCATTTGCTTGCTCGTTAAATGCAACTATACGGCCGGTGATTGTTCTTGAATCCGAATCAGCTGCCGTGATTTCCATGGGTGTTGTTAGCTTCATGAGATCATATCCTCCATTTGTCTAATTTCATCGGTAGTGATTGCTCCGATGTCAAATAAAATCTTGTAAATCTCTGCACGCTCTTTTTCTGAGCCGCGCAAGTAAGCCTTCAAATCAAATTCAACGCGCTGTGTTGATGGCGTAAAATCTGGCATTGAGAGCCTGCTGCTAATGCTGTTCATTAGAGGCAATAGCGAGAAATCCAACAAGGTTTGACGCGCCGTGCTGGCGTTTGCATAGGTCATGGATGATCCAGTCGGCGCATCAATAAAATAAGCCGGAATGCCAACGGCTCTGGCTAATTCTGTTGCAATGATTTCGCGTGCAGCATTAAGGCCAATTTGCTCCGGTGTAAATCCAACTGTTTCCATCGTGATGTCCGCATTGAGAAAAGCCGTTCCGCGATTTCTCCGCGCTGCCCCCCAAGCATCCAGCAATTTTGCAATGCGGTCAGCTGGCAATGCTGTGCCATTGGATTTTAAAACCATTGATGGCACCGGCTCGCGGGCATACATTGCGGCAGCTCTTTCAAGCTCTGCACCTGCGCGGATTGTGCGACCAGCTCTATTCAATAAACCTTCATCATTGCCGTAAAACACAACAAGTGATCCAAGGCCTGTGTATGGCACCTGCATTCCATCAACTGTGTAATACTCAATCTGCGTGCCTTTGTCGTTTAAGAAAACACCAACACGATTAGGAGCAACGCGCCACATCTCGCGCACTCTGCCGGTGTCAGCAAATTCCGACATAATCTGAAAATAACTAAAACCTGTAAATAGTAAATCTTCCGCCGCCCAACACCATGATGCAGCTCCCGGCACGCGCTTATCTGGATCGTTAATCACAACGGGTTGATCAATAACCTGACCTGTTGTTTTGTCGCGAGTAATCATTGGGATTGTGGCAATTGAATTGCAAATCATATTTCGTGCGCGCGCAATGGCTGGCACACTCATTGCTTCTTCACGGCTTGCAAGATAATCAGCTCCACCAAATGGATAAAACGCATCGAGTGTCGGAGCCGGGCCAATCGATGCAGCTATGTCAGCACCGCGCATAGGCGCGACAGCTTCAATCGTGCGTTTGCGGTCAAATAATCCCATGGGAGCATTTTCTCAAAATGTCAAGCATCAACCCACTAAAATATCTATATCCGTTTCCGGGCGTGTCGCATAGTGTGTGCATAGCGCGGCTGCTACGGCAGCACACACGGCCGATTGGCTGGCACGCCTTCCAATAACCCAACCGCCATCACCGCGCCTCAATTGCACAGCTGAAAGCATTTGTTCTGTGAGTGAGCTCTGATTTCGGTGTTTAAGTCTGCCGCTGTTAATCGCGCCCAAAAGTTCATCGCACGCTTGCGGGTAATCGGCATCCATGTCGTGGATTGGAATACCGGCTGGCTGCATTCTGGCTGCAACGGCTCCGGATGTGCGGCGGCTGTATAGCAAATACTCAATGGGATATTTTCGGCAATAACTAGCTGCATCGTTGGCAATTGCCCGATCATCTAGCTGGATGGTGTTTTCCCAAGTGTGCAGCAACTTTATCACAAAGCTTTCTGATCCAAGCTTTTGAGCCGCCACCAATGCGCAATGTTTTCTGTCCGGTGAAATATCAATGGCCATCCATGTCAATTTATCTTCATCAAGATCAATTGTTTCATCGCCACATTCTTGCCATTCTTTGGCACCAATAACGCTGGAGATTGTCTGCACCCAACGATTTAAAACCTCGGTTTGCACCACATCGGGCGGATCATTGAAAACGGCTCGGATATTGTCCGGGTGAATTGTTATGTTGAGGCCGGGATTGGCAAAAGCCGCATTTTCCAATGAAATTTCATCAGTCGGTGCCGACCATTCAAAATAGCCCACATCATCGGATGCACCACTAGCTGCGGCCAATCCGCGCTCGCGCAATTGGTTGAGCACAATGCTGTGAGAATCACCGGCCGTAGAAAAGCAATTGACCTGTGGATTTTTGGCAGCCATCAATGTGTATCGCATTGCGGCAAATGTTTCCATATCGTGCAGCTCTCGAATTTCATCCATGTGGATGGTTTCGGGTTTTGACAATCCACGGGATGCTGATCCACCAGCTTTGATAATAAACCGATTGCCTTTGATCGTTTGTATTTCTTCTGCTCCATGTTGCCATCGAATGCGTTTGACCTGATTTGCCAAATCGGCGTTTTCTTCAATAATTTGCACAATTGATCTAAATTGCTCAAGCGATGTCACCAGCCGGTGGGCTGTGGATACCTGCAACGATTCATCCCAATGAAACAAGCCCATCATGATTCGCGCCATCATGTAGGTGCTTTTTCCATTTTGCCTTGCACAGCTGGCCACCGAAATTGGGTGATGGTAGCGGCCATCGGGTTTTACCTTGAGAGAATGCTCGGCCAGAAACTTTTGCCACGGCATAAAGCCGCCATCAATGATCTGGTTAGCGAAATCAATGAGTTCAAAGCCACGCGATGGCAAATCATTGAGCGGTGAGTGGATTCGTGGAGCTGTTACCGGCAAAAAAGCCGATTCCAGCCTATCTGAGACTGTTTCAGCCGTATCGCTACCAACTATGACCTGTACATCCTTAATCATGACTTATTGACTCGTTTTGGGGTATAAACACACCAT